TGCAAAAGACAATTTAATTATTGGTTCTAATGTAAATGACCCTGATACACAGCTAAAAATGTTCTATGACGAAGTTTCTGAAAATATGTATATCCGTTCTAACTTTACAATGGGTTACCAATACGGTTGGAATTCTTTAGTAAATGGAGGAAGTTTAGTAAGATAACATAATATTAACTTTAAAAAATAGAATAAAATGGCAATAGATTCAGGATTAATAGTAGACTGTGCTGATTTACAAGCGGTAGGTGGGATAAAACAAATAGTTATATCTGACATTGCAAATGTATCTGCAATTTTACCAACATCATCAGCTAATCATACTATAACAAGTTTAGTATCAAGTGCTTGGGCAAGGTTTGAGTTTAAAGACCAAACTGCAGCTTTAGCAATTAATGCTACAAAAGAAAACGGCACTACCTCTTATGAATGTGGTTTAAGTTTTCATGTTCCTAACATTGATGCAGCTCGTATGACTGCTTTAACTACTCTATCAACAGGGTGTCCTGTTGCTGTAGTCCAAATGAATAGTGGTAAAATGCTTGTAGTAGGTTTTACTTATTTATATCAAAATACGGCGGCAGCAGCAACTTTTTGGAAAAGAAACCAAACTACAGCAAACCTTACAGCAATGGAAGGTGGAACAGGTGCGGCTTACCAAGATGAAAATGGTATTACTGTTACTTTAACAGCAGTTCAATATGAGCTGCCTTATGAGTATAGTGGTGCTATAACAGTAGCTGCTGATGGTTTATCAGCAACTTTAAGTTAAACAAGTAATTTAGATAAAGCAGGGAGTTATTAAAGACTCCCTGCTAATATCTTTTTAATTATGTGTGATTGTGATAAAATAAATATATTATCTTTACCTTCACATTTAAAAATATATACTATTATGGCAAAATATAAAATAAAAAAAGAATACGAAGAATTAAGCTCTGAAGTAGGAAATTTTGGTAAAGTTTTGTGGAGTGAAGCAACTCAAGAAGTTTTGTCTTATCTTTATGAAGAAAGAGAAATGAAGTCTATAATTACTAAAATATCGTCTAATGAAGAAAGCAGCGCAAAAAAAACAAAGTCAGTTAAGAAAGACGACTAAAAAAAGTAATACATTTGAGTTTGGAGTTTTTGATTTAGCTATTCCACCAAATATTACTGAACCAAAAAACTTAAATAATATCTCTACCAAGTGGGTTCCGTTTGGTGCTGATAATTTATTTCCTCAATATTTAGCAGAATTAAAAAGAAAATCTTCAACGCATAGAAGCGTTTTAGCGCAAAAAACTGTATTTACAAGTGGGGCAAAATTTGTTTGTTCTAACGATTCTTTAAGAGAGTTTATAGAAGATGTAAATGCAGACCAAGAATCATTAAGAGATATATTTAAAAAATTAGCAGACGATTATTATACGTTTGGTAATGCTTATATGGAGTGCGTAAAATATGAAGGCGGTGTTAACCTATATCATATAGACGCCACAACAGTAAGAATGTCTAAAAGCAAAAAAGAAGTTTATGTAAATTCTGATTGGTGTAAGTATTGGAACAATGAAGACAAAATGTATAGGCTTCCTATATATCCTAGAGTTGCTCATAATAAATTTGTTATACACTTTAAAGACTATGAGCCTACATTTAATTTTTATGGCTTACCTGATTATGTTGCTGCACTAGAACATATTGCTGTAGATTACGAAATTGGAAAATGGAATCATACTAAATTTTTAAATGGCTTTCAACCTTCAGCTATTGTAGAAATAAATGGAGATATGGGCGAGGAAGAAGCTCAAAAAATGGTTAAAGAAGCACAAAAGAAATTTGTAGGAGAAGGAAATAATGGTAAAATATTATTTATAGTAAAAAATGGAGATACATCTCCTGCTAATGTTCAGATTATAAAAGACGACCAAGAAGGTAGTTGGATAGATTTACAACAAATTACAGACCAAAACATCATTACAGCTAACAGGTGGCAACCATCTCTTTCGGGTATTGTTAGCTCGGGTAAAATGAATAACACAGGTAGTGAAATTAGAATAGCTTATGACCTTGTAATGACTACTGTAATTAGAGATACATCAGAACTTATTTTAAATGGAATTAGAACGGTACTTTATAATGAAATGGGGTATGACCCTAAAGATTTAAAAATTCATTATGAGCCGCCAATATCTTACGCAAATGATGTAGACATCAGAGAGGTACTAACTATTAACGAGCAAAGAATGTTAATAGATGAAGATTTACCTATGCTAGAAGATGGCGATATGTTTGTTTCAGATAGAGAAGTTATAGTTGTTGAAAAAGATGAAGACGGAGATGGTAAAATAGATGAGTCAAAAGAAATAACAGTAGAGCAATAAAATGGGAAATACTAAACAATATACTACATTAGTTTCAGCAGGAGAAGTAATTGAAAAAACATTTACTAATAAAAATACAGACCCTGTTTTAGTTTCTGAAAATACTATTGTTCTTTCAGAGCTTGCTCATTTAAGACCATTGCTTGGAGAAAAATTTTATGCAGAATTAAAATTACAACACGATAACGGAACTTTAACTGCTGCTAATCAAACTTTTATGACTTATTATCTTGAAGATACTCTTTGTTGGTATGTTAGATTTGAGGTTGTAAACGATATTATGAGCAATATCACTTCTAGTGGCGTAGTTCACAATGTAGATGAGTTTTCTAGAATTATAACTCCAAACGATTATAATACTTTTAAGCAGGATACATACAGAAAAGCAGAAATTTTTGCAAACGATATGATGGACTTTTTAAATGGTGCAGACCAAGCAGGTTTATATCCTACTTATAACTCTAATAAACCAAAAAGTTTAAGTCATACTTATAAAAATCACGGAATGATATTTTATGACAGTATATATGGTTATAATGGAATAGAAGGCTGTATGAGTTGTGGAGTAAATTACGTTAATGGAAATTGCAACTGTGGTTGTACTGATTGTTAAAAAAAATAAATAATGGCAGCTAACGAACATAAAAACTTAACTGATGTAAACAGGCATAATCCAAAAGGGTTTGAAACTGCTAACAACGATACTGTTTGTAGTAAAAGTGTTGGTTCTTCTACAACAGGAACTGACGGTAGTTTAGAATGGATAGAAAAAAGTGTTTTAAAAATAGACAATTATAACATACAAGGTTATGTTACTTCGTCTAATGCTAATTATTATTATGGAGCTAATATGACTGATGGTCAATCTCCAAATGAATACAATCAAGCTTTTGGTGCATCTACAATAGGCAATCAAACAATAGATGGTGGAGATTTTTTTAAAGTTAGTTCTTTAACTATGACAAATACTTGTACTCTAAAAAAAATATTTTTGTCAGGGAATTGCACTACAGGAGCTGTAGTTTCTGTTGCAATATGTAAATTAAGTTTGTCTGACACTTCTGCACCTGACGCAATAACCCCTATACTTTTAAATGAAATTACATATACGGGTTTATCAAGCTTAGACAAGGTTATTAAAACTGCTGATTTAGCGCCTGAAACTACTTTGACAAGAGGGGATTTATTATTTGCAATGGTCAAAACATCAACGGCAGCAACAGCTTTTTTTAAATTAGGAATAGAGGTCGGTTACGACAATTAAAATGAAAACAGAAATGAGAGATACAATTGAAGATACGGTACAAGTAGGGATAGCAAATGCAGGAGCAATAGGAATTTCATTAGCACACATTAACGAAGTTCTTACAACTGTTTCTCTTTTAATAGCAATAGCTTTCTCAATTTATAAATTTACAAAAACAAAAAAATAATATGGCAAGTACAGTAACAGCAGCAGACTTAACAGTAACAATTACAGAATCATATACTCTAAACAGTGTAGTTTACGGAAATACAGTAAACAAAATATTTTCATCAAAAGGTCAGGTAGACCAAAGAATAATGAGTGTTTCAACAACAACCGAAAGAACTTTATTTAATTTTGGTTCGGTAGATAGTGCAGGTACAGGTGTAGCATCAAATTATGTTTATTTTAGAGTAACCAATTTAGATGATACTAATTTTGTTAGCCTTAGACTATATAATGGCGATGATAGTTTTTGGATTAAATTAGCTGCAGGAGAGTCTTTGTTGTTAATGAACAATGAAATAGACGCTATTGCTGATAGCTCTACTTTTGGTTCATTTGAAGATATTACTTCTATTTTAGGTACTGCAAATGCAGCAGCTTGTGATGTAGAATTTATGTGTGTTACAGCGTAATGGCTAAAAAAAGAAAACTTAACTCTACTAATCCAAAATATCTTGGAAAAGTTGTTGAAATAAAAAACAACAAAAAGTTAATTAGAGAAATAAAAGGAGTAAAAATTTACGCAGTATATAGTGAATAGTTGCAATCTTCTTATAGTAAGAGAAACTTATACTGATGAATCTGTTATTGGTAAGTTATATCTTAATGGAGAATTTGTTTCATATACTTTAGAACTTGCGTGGAATAACAACCAAAAAAGCATATCTTGCGTCCCAAGAGGCGTGTATGATTGCAAAGTTAGATTAGCAAAAGATAGTGCAAGCAGAAACTACGACCATTTGATATTAGAAGATGTGCCTAATAGAAGCTATATATTGTTTCATAGGGGTAACACAGCTAAAGATAGCAGAGGTTGTATTTTGACAGGAATGATGAAGGGAGATAACGTAATCTATCAAAGCAAAACAGCCCATTCTCTTTTAATGGATAAAATATTTAAAGAGAAATTAGATAGAAAAATTGAATTAGTAATTAAAAATAGATAAAATGAACAAATTTTTAGAGAAGTTTTTATTAGGTAAAATGCTTAAAAG